CGAGACTATAAAAGGAAAAAGCGCTCGCTTTCGCCTTACGAATCATTGCCGATACACCTAAGGCCCTGTAAGGCTTTGAATGTATAACAAAACATCGCAAGGGGCCCTGGTGGGCAAAAACCTTTTAATATTTTCTCAAAGCCTCACTGGTCCTTATTAGGTTCAGTTACGGCAGCAACAGTGTCCAAAATGGACGTAGTTGTGGCAGGTAAAGTGTGTAAAAAATTAGTGAGTTTACCTGCAAACTCACCGGGAGTGACGCCTCGATCGCCACTCTCACGCCTAAGACTTCGGGTCCTTACAAGGGTGGGAGGAGGAGAAGGCGTTATGGTCGTGTCCGTGGGAACATCCTCCAAAAGCATCGGTTGAAGAGCCAGCGCCATTGAAATAGGCTGACTCAAACCACTAATGTTTTTCCCAGCTTGAAAAACAGTATCGGTGCTGTCAGGATCCCAAACAGAATTTGCAGCACCTAGCCTGAGGCACAAAGGTGCGGGGCCTATATAATGCCCAAGCATCGCATCGTCGGCTGCGCACCGGGAAAAGACTATCTGTCTACCAGTGGTAACACGACAGAAGTACCTGGGAAAATACATCTGCCCAAACCCAGACGGGGTTATGTTCATAACGAGAGTGTCCAAAGTCCAGGCCACCGCGTTAAAGAATCCTGTTAATACGCGCGCAGTGCGCTGATAAGCAGGAAAACGAGCGTGGACGCCTGAATTGGAAGTGATCATGCGGGGCATGTTGACAGCAGTCACGTTTACCGGATCCGTGGTGCTAGGCAAAGCCTGGTCACCATATCTAGTACCGTGATTGAATCCGTGTATAATAGAGTCAATCGTAGAGTCAACAGCATGATAATCACTACCGCCTCGGGCATACACATAGCAAGAAGCCAAATTGCCTCCAAAGCCAAATGCCTCAGAAGGATAAGCCGTGGGCCCGGGCGTGAGTGGAGAAATGGGGGGTTGATAATACCACGGCATCAATGGTCGTGACGAAGCGCCAGTAACACCAAAGATCGTAGTCTTTGGCATCATAATAAGCTGTTTCACACTGCAAATCTGCTCTCCAACACAAGCCTGACTTGCAGCTGAATTGACCGCATCCAAAATCTTACCGCCCTGTAAAACGGTGCCACGGTTGTGAGCAGGATAACGAGGACCCAATGGGAAAGCAAGCTCGAAGTCAGGTTTAGCACGAACTTCAACCATAAAATCTACCGTCGAGGAAACAGTAGTGGACGCCTGAAGAGGATCGTAAATGGCCATGTTAATAGAACCGAAGCACGTATCCAATGCCAGATAAGGAAAAACTGACATAAAAGGCACTTCAAACGTAAAAACATTACCATCACGCAAATCAAAAACAGCGCTGTGCGAAAAGGGTTGAGGACCAGAAGCAGTGGCAGCAGCTACAGTGACTGTAGGCTGCGTAGAAGAATAAAGAGACAAAAAGTTCTGAGGAAGCTCAGGTGTGAACGAACAAATAACACGTCCACTGTGCATTTTGGTCTTGGCAAAAGTAAACCTAAATTCAAAACCGCCACGCCACTGCCCGAACATCTGAGCCAAATTATAAATATGAGAAGGAAGAAAAGAATTAAATGTATTACCAGCAACGGACAACTTTGGTGGCGGTATGTTGCAATAAGGCGCACCGCCAGTAAAGTTGCTGCGAAACCACATAACTTGAGGTGTGCAAGGGCACACATAAATATTAGTGCCCAGAGGAGTAGTGGTCGAAAGCTGCCCTATACGAATCTGACTCCACTGTGAAAGAATGTAAGAAAAAGACATTTCGTCAACATCAGTGGCAGCAAATTGAGGATCTACACTCAAATGATTAGATGCAAAAGGTCCTATCGTCACGGTAGCAGAAGGAACATCGACATTGAACTCTCCTATCGTGTCAGTAGGATGCATTCTCACAATTGGCTCCTGAATTTGCGGCTTGGAATATCCCAAATAACGCAAAACACCAGCGGCTTTGCCTAAAAACCAAGAAGTGGGCCCTGCAATGCTGGACAACGAGGGAACACCCTTAGCTACCCAAGACACAGTCCTAGAAGCCGAATGTAAAGTACTGCTGTAGGGGTACGCGTCATTCTCAAACTCCTCGTTTATAGGGTTGAGCCGCTTACCAGCCTGCAAAGTAACGTCAACTTGCTCATGGGGAGCTGCCCCAATGAGCTCAAGGTCCTCCAAATGCATCATAACGCGATAGGTGGCATCACTCAAACCAGCACCATACCGACTTGGCAATATAGTGTTAAGGGCGAAATAACCGTAAGCCCAAGCGTTGGTACCCGTGCTCAAATCTTTGTCACCTACTGGCATGAACTCTAAAATGTTCAAGAAAGGAACCTTAAGCACTGCCATAGTAGAAGAAGCCATATCCAATCTAACGTGAGGCAAATTGGTGCAAGCGCCAGATACGGAAGATCTGGGCCAACTAAAAGTGTTAGCAGTATTATACTGATACTGCCAATTGGCAGCCAAAACACCTTGATGAAAGGGGGTGGCATTCACTTGAACGGTAAAAACTATGCTAAACCTAATGCCGTACACACCGCGCAGACGTTGGTAAAAGTCAGGAAAAAACGTTGGCAAAGTTGTGCTATCGACGTTCACGCCGTAGACACGTGTCATGGTGCCTGCTGCAATAGCGCCCGTAGCCACCGCGCGCGGGCGCGAAAAATATTGAGTCAGATTCTGTATGTCAGGCTGGGATGTTGTAAGCTTAGTGTGCACGTAATGCTTGCCCAAGACGTCAACTTGGTCACAAGCTTCTTGCACAAACTCTGTAACGCCAACCTGTTCAGTAGTGTTGGCTATAGACAAACCGTCTATTAAATTACAAGACTCTAAAGTCTCACGAGAATTAATCTCGTTGTTGGAATTGTTAGTATTAGAAGCGAGAAATTTAACTAAACACAAGCTTTCTCACGCTTGTGAACGCACGATGGTTCTCTGAGCTACAAAGCCCTGAGTAGTAAAAAAAAGAAAACAACCTTCCTGTCCCACAATCCAAAGCCCATCGTGAATTATTTAAATGAAAAGTGGCGTATATGAAGTTGAAATCTTAAGCGGCCGAAACGGCAGTTGTACGCAGTTCTAAAACTGCTTTGTGTATTTGCTAATACCAATGATCAGACCTACTGCGCACTACGCGCAAATATGCTTCACGATCAAGTGGAGCATTAGGCACTTTGTCTTTCGACAAAGCTTCGTAAACACGCGGGGCATAATTGGCCCAAACATCGGGTTCATGCAAACTAAGTTCCTCCAATGCATTTTCCAACTCGTCCACGCGAATCTTGTCTTCCAAGCGTTTGTTCTTACACCAATATACGCTATATAGGAAGCTGTCCAAATCCAAAGGACAATTATAGTAGTATTTATCAAGGGAAAAACGACGCTTTAAAAAAGAAACGCCAGACAAATCGGTTGTCTCGATAAGGTCTCCATCCTTATCATCAGAAGTGTATATCATTTTG